TGACATCTTGAAGCGATTTCATTTTAACCAAAAGCTTAGAGTCAAGTGGTACTACAAGTTTATTGAATTTTACGATGAGTCATCAACACTAACATTACAATTTGAAATAGGAAGATACGAAACAAAAATGCGTATTATTTGGCCACCGGGTAACCGTAAGCAAAGCAGAGAAGACAGTCAATTTCAAGTTATGAAAATGTTGCAACGATATCCTGAGCTGTTTACCTTATACCACAGAATACACAACAACAGAAAAGACGTTGTACAATACTTTAATAGTTTAGTTGCAAATGACAACAATAATTACTTAACATATCAAGTCTTAAAGGCTACGATGGTTGCCTTCTTAGAAGACCTACATAGTAACGAACCCGGTGCATATATTGAAAGTGAAGACATTATTGGTTACTTTGTGCATCATCAATCAGTCGAGAAAATAGCAATTAGACCTCAAGGTGGTCAGCTTAGATTTTATCGATATTGCAAAATATTAAATGACAAATATGGCAGAAGTGACATCTTGTCATATAGTTCATATAAGCTAAACGAAAAAGAAATAGGGAATCAGGCAACTGAACTATTAAGAATGGGTATGGTCAACATTGGTTCAACTAAACATGCACATCAATTGCTAGATTATGAATTATTGGCAACTGAACGTGCTAACGAGTTTGCTTTGCAATTCTTTAAGTTGCCATCAAGGCAGGCTGGTGAATTTTTTGCAGATTATGAAATGTTGCTTGACTTATTAGATGGCGAAGTTAGATACTTAGCAGCAGAAGGCGCTAATGCAGAAGACACAAGAGATACCGAACCACCTGTTCAAGATTGGGTTAGTACATATTTTGAATGGCTTGCAAAAGAAAGAGACCCTAAAGTGTTTGCAGAAGAAAGAGAAATGAGGCTAAACGCAAAAAGAAAAAGAATTCGAGAATTCACAGAAACAAATAAAGCATTATTGCAAAAATTCACAAAATGAAAAAAATTAAAAGAGTAAGTTCACTGGTCGGTAATGGCTACGACACTATTATTATTGGTGCTGGCTTAGCAGGCGCAACTTGTGCACATCTTGATGCAATGAAAGGCAAACGTGTCCTACTTGTTGATAGAAGATCACACATTGCCGGCAACATTTATACTAAAAAGCAGGACGATATACACGTTCATAAATATGGTGCTCATTTGTTCCACACTAACGAACTGACTGTTTGGGAATTCCTAAATCAATTTTGTACATTTAGCGGTTACGAACACAAAGTTATGGCTGCAACAGGCAAAGAAACGGTAGTTTTACCTTTTACTATGGTCACTTTTATGCAATTGTTTAATGTACAAACAGTCATTGCAGTTAAGGCTAAAATATTGGAGGAAACAACTGCATACTTCCCTGATGGCATACCGGAAAACCCAGCAAACTTTGAGTTGCAGGCTATTGCAATTGTAGGTACAACAGTCTACGAAAAGTTGATTAAACACTACACAGAAAAGCAATGGGGTTGCAAAGCAACAGACTTGCCGCCTGAAATCATAAAGCGTTTACCTCTTCGTTGGAATTGTGACACTACATATTTTAATAACGCAAAGTGGCAAGGTATACCACTACAAGGTTACACGGAAATGGTTGACAATATGCTTATGTCAAATAACATAGATGTCCTATTAGATTGTGACTTTTTAAAAAACAAAGATGAAATTTTAACATGTGGACTACCTGACTATAGCTTTATTTATACTGGAGCAATTGATGAATTGTTTGACTATGAATTTGGACACTTAGAGTATAGAACAGTTCGTTTTGTTGATAAGCTTTTACCTATTGATAACTTTCAAGGTACTTCTGTTGTAAACTTTACTGGACCAGAAAAGCCTTACACTAGGACTATTGAACATAAACATTTTGACCCTAACTGTACTGCTAAAAACACTATTGTTTCTACTGAATATGCAGAAGACTTTGTGCCAGGCAAAAATGAACCATATTACCCAATAGGTCGACAAAGAAACAAAGAGCTATGGAAAAAATACGAAACATTGTTTAATTCAAAATACCAAAAAGGCATACTATTAGGAAGACTTGCTACATATCAATACTTAGATATGGATAAAGTGGTTAAGCAGGCATTGGACTTAAGGTCATAAAGAGGTTGTTAAAGTAAGTAAAGTTGTTGCATTCTTTGCTTGCGCAAATCGGCGGTTAATGTTAAAGTTAACCGCTCATTTTGTTAATAAATATGTACGTAAAAGTGGCTCTATATTAACTTATTTTATTATATTTATATAAATATATAACATACTTCTAACTTACTAACTACTTTTCAAATGTCAGATTTTACTAAAAACTTGGAAGTATCAAGGCTAATATTTGCTGGTTGCATACATGATGCAACGGCACTGATAAAAGAGCTAACGACTAATGAATTACATGCTTCTATTAAACGTTGCACTTTTCTCATTAATGATACGAAATTCTCTAGTATGGTCACTGTTAACCACATGGCTGGGCTGGCTGTTAAGAAAAAATTGGCAGAAGACACATTAGCAACTAGAAACATAACATAAACTTTAAACTATGCTTACACATCAAGACGACCCATTAATTGCAGAATTTGAAACATTAACAGCTGGCGGCTTAAAATATCGAAAGAAAAGAATGCTAAAAGCTAAAATTGGCAAACCCTTTGCACTAGGTAATAACTCAATAGAGGTTATGCAAGTTTCAAATAAATACGTTAAGATATCTGAAGTATTTAACGGTCTAAACCAAGAACACAAAAGATACACAATAGGCACTGCTCTTGAATACATTACATACAGGGAAAAGCAATTTATGTGTTGGCCGACTAATGATACTCAAATTGACGTTAGCACACAAACTAAACAATATCAACAGCAATACGACAACGTAGAGGAGTCTAGAATTGACATTTCTAACTATATTACAATTTGCTGGAAATCAGCATTTACTAAAGGGCAAGAAGAATGGCAAAGTAAAATTGAATTTGATGAAAAATCAATAACGATACTATTTGAAACAGGTTTTGTGTATGCTATTAAATATGACGAAAGAGGCACAGACAGATATACAAGATTTCAATTAACACACAATCTTGAATCATACAGCGATAAATTATCACAGTCATACTGGCTAGCACAAAGAATATTGCAAAACTTTGCAACGCTAATGTATCGAAATGAAGATATGATGTATTTGGTTGAATCTCAGGTTAATTGCAATGCCCAACTAAAAAAACTATATACTGAGCCAATAGAATCTGTTGATCCAAGACTGCTAGCTGACTTACACCATTTTATCCAAAGTGCAAGCAATGATACATATACATATGGATTATCCAGTGTATGTGGACTAGAACGAAGAATGGATGTTATTCGAGTATCTGACAAACGAACTGCAGTTAAAATAATAGCATCAATAGACGGCAAAGAATTTTGTGAATACCGAAAAGACATAAACAAAATTCAACATCACATTGAATATAATGCAACAATTATTGGCAAAATAGCCGAAAATCATAACTACTAACAACAGCACATGCAAAACAAGCAAATAGAATACTACATATTAGGTTTTAAACGACTTTCTGAATTTCCTAAACCGGGCTCTATTGTAGCACTGCCACAAACTGTTATTGAAGCTCATATAGAATCTATTGAATTGGAAAGAGAACCAGGAGCAGCAGCAAATGGCCTACGCATAGCAGCAAGACTACTAGCCCAAACTGACGTCGAACACAAAAAACTTTTTATTGACTCACCAGAAGAAGTTAAACACAAATTGTATTGTGAAGTTGCAGTTGGTGTAGACTCAATAATTATACCTGAAAGTAAGCGTGATCAAATGCTTGCTAAATTAGATATCCAAAGTATGTTCATGTGGCCTACTGACATTAAGGATCAAGACAAATTTATAGAAATTGATGTTAATGATTTAGTTGTTATAGAGCCTGTACTTTGTAATTGTGATCAACTTATTATTGACACAAAACCTAACGAGTCTACTAGCTTTGGTTGGCCAATTAAAACAAAGTCAAGCAAACAACTATATAGATCATACAACGCAGTTAGCAGCGAAGAACAAAAAGAACTTAAAGAAACTTTGTCTGCTCTATTATTCACAATGGGTCTAAAAGAGTGGTCTAGAATAATACCATACAACCCTAACATGTCACAGCATGCTACAAAATATCCAGCAGATGTTAATGCTAAATCAGGTAGCGACTATGTAAATCTGCTAAGAGAACACCCATTGCATCAATACAGCAAGTTACTGTATCTTAACATTATTGCAACAATACTGGATCAAGGCCTACCTGTAGTCGAAGACCTAAGAAACGAGTTGTACTATTCAGTATTCGATACAATGCTAGGTACAGGTGTTAGCGATGGCACAAGGACATATATCCCAAGTGATAGTAAGAAAAGACTTGATAACGAAGAAGACTAAAAACAAAATTATGTTAGACACATTACAAAAAGAATACGGTGGTATGAACCACATTATGATAGACGTTGAAACTGTCGCAAAAAACGATACACCAATCATGCCTCAAATTAGTGCAATGCAATTTTGCCCACTAACAGGTGAACTAGGCAAATCTTTTGATATTAGAATTGATATGCAAAGTGCTCAGGATGCAGGTTTAGGTATTGATGTTAGCACAGTTACTTGGTGGTTACAACAATCACAAGATGCAAAAAATACTGTATTTTTTAACGACAAACAACAATATATAGAAGTGCATGAAGCATTTAGACAATTTTTAAATTGGCTAACGTCTGTTGCACCTTTTGGTGATAAGTCACAGCTTAAAGTTTGGGGTAACGGCCCTAGTTTTGATACAGCTAAAGTTCGTGCTGTATACAAAAAACTTGGCTACACCGTTGAACCTTGGGCATTTTACAACGAAAGATGTGTTAGAACAATTAGTGCACTTAACGGTAACTATAAAAAAGAAACGGTATTCATAGGGACAAAGCATGATGGCCTTGCAGATTGTAAGCATCAAATTACATATATACATAGTGTTTTTCAGGACATATGCGAAGCACTAGCAGCATCGATTAACAATAAACCGTAGCAAAAACTTTGACTATGATTATGATTACAAAATATATAGATACTTGGAAACTTAAAAAATGGCAAAGCAATTTGCTATATACACTATTTGGGTTAGTTTACCCAGCTAAAATTGTAAAAGGTGACAAAATTAGATGTTATGGTGTAGGCTACCCTCATTGGAAAGGTGAAGAGTTTGAATGTACACTTGACTTTAAGGATGGTACTATAGGTATAAGAGGCGCAGTAAGAGTAGCCGAAAAAGACTTTAGAAAACTATAGATGCAACGTAAAGAAACAGAACTCGAATTACTTCAAAATATATTGACTGTTGTAACTGAACGGTCACTAGCGTTGTAACATTCTCGATTAACACGAAACAGTAATCTTATGAAAAGAATTAAAAATTTTATTAGCAGCTGCATAATGCAAGGCATTAATGATGCTCAGCCTAAAGAAGACATTATAACTACTATTATCGAAAGTCATAAAGTGGCTGAAAATAATTGGCTTGAAAAGAAAAAAAATCAAAGCCAATATGAAATCGTTTGCTTAATAGCAGACTGTAGAGGTATACGGCGTGAACGCGCTACGGAAGAAATGCATAGACACGTAGAAAAAGTCCATGACAACAATGACAGCATACTGTTAGAAACAAAAATCGTAACAAAAACAGGGCATATACTAATTAGTTCTTATGCTCGTCTTAAATACAAACTGTAATGGCAAAAAAGATAAATAATACAATTAACGTAGAGATACTTAAGTCCGTTATGTCAATTTGGACTACAGCGACTAGGCTATTAATGTTCATAACTATAATAAAAGGACTGTCTATTGGTGTCATCGTCTCAGCAACAGCACTTAGTCTACTGTTGCAAGTAAACGAAGTGACATATTGGTCATTAGTAGCAATAGGTATTTCACTGTTGCTTTGTGTTACTTGCTTTTTGTTGACGAGGTCTATAAATGTTCAGTTTACTGTCGGTGTCGACACAATTATGCAAACATCTAAAGGCGTTATTTAGATGACAATTATTAACATGGTGTATACATATGAAATCATTAACAGCACGCATTAACGAAAGCTTTATCACAGAAGCAATTTCAGTCACAAAAGGCCATTTCGACAAGTACTTTAAGTTAATAGCCAAAGACATTGGTGCAAGAAGTTACGACGTCAATATAAAAGATGGTCTTACGGAAGTCAAATTTGATAACAGTCTTAGCCTTTATGTTGCAATTGACAACGACCAGACTGGTCGACTGGTTGCATATTCAGTAGAAGGTGTCTAATGTTAAGACTACTAGTTGGCTTAACATTAGACTACTTAAGTCAACGGTTGCTAATGATGCCTCTAGTCACTTTGTTGATCACGGTATGACAATAGATCAGTGCACGCAAGACATTACTGATACAAAAATAGTAAACAGTAGTGACTTCAGTAAACCATTTGACATTACGCACAATCTTATTAAGCGTAAATTTTAATTGCTTAGCAAGTTTATGGCAATATAGTTTAATTACATTATACAAATTACACAAGTTATGCAACAAAAAGTAAAAAAGTTGTCTGAAAAGTTATGGGTTGAAAAGTACAGACCTAAGCAGCTAAAGTCATTAATTATACCAGAAAGAATAAGAACAAGATTCTCTGATGGTGATATTGGTGCAAACTTATTACTTGTTGGTAGTGCTGGTTTAGGTAAGACCACATTGGCCCATATCTTGGCTCAAGGTCGAAGTGCACTATTTATTGATGGTAGTACCGAAACAAGTATCGAAGTCGTAAGAGGTAAAATATTAGACTTTGGCAGTACTGCTTCACTTAAAAGTCTTAGCAAAAAGGTTATCATACTTGATGAAGCAGAGCAATTTAGTTCTGCTGCACAAAAAGCACTAAAGGCAACAATTGAAAAGTTTGCCAATAATGTGTTTTTTATTTTTACATCAAACCATCCTGAAAGACTAGATGCACCACTAAAATCAAGACTAGAAACGATAAACTTTAACTTTTCTGATACAGAAGAAGTTGAACAAAAACGTCAATACGTTAAGCGCATACAAATGATTCTTGAAAGAGAAGGCAACTTTAAGGTTGATGCACCTGCACTAACGTATATACTAAAACGAGTCTATCCTGATCTTCGTCAAATAATTAATCTTTTGTACCAGACCACAAGGTCTATGAAAGAAGGCAGTGTAATTACTATTGATCACGTATCTAAAAATTACGGTGGTGAAAACGTAGAACTATACGAAACAATTATCAATGAGCACAGGCCTGAAGCACTATACAAATACATAAAGAGCAACCATAGTGGTAAAGAATTGCAATGTCTTAACTCTTTAGGTAACAACTTTTTAGAGTATCTTAACAATACCGAAAAATGGCAATCTAAAACCTTACCGGCTGCAGTAATTACACACAAATACCTATACGAAGCCAATACTGGTAGCATTAATCCGTTACTGCCCTTATTGGCAGCAGCTAATGCGTTGTCAGACCTCTTTAAATAAAAATAAAACTATGTCAAAACAAGAAGCAATACAGGCAGAAGCAAAATTCTTAGTCAATATTATTTATCAACCACTAGGTTTTCTTGGTTGCTCAGTTAACAATAGTTCACTTTGGGAATGGGCAAAAGGTAGAGCAGCTGACACACTGTCGTATAACATTGACAAGTTACCGCCACGCTCTAGAACACGAGGTCTTCAGACTAAAGTACTTGAACAAATAAGACAATTATAATGAAAAAGTTGATATTTTTGGATATTGATGGTGTGCTTGCTGTTCCAGTTGAAAGTCATGCATGGGGACTAAGTGACGAGTTACAAACAAGACTTGGTGAAATATTAAACACTACAGGTGCTATGATTGTTATGTCTTCATCTTGGCGAAAGGAAACCGTGCACGACACAAAACTGTACATGGCTAGTCGAGGCTTTCAGTTTTGCGATAAAATAATTGGTGTTACTATTAGAGCATATCACTATTTAGAACGAGGTGCAGGTGTTCATCTTTCTATCCCTAGAGGTGTAGAAATCAAGCAATGGATTGACACTAACATACATTCAAACATGGGCAAAGATTGGAAAAAGCTTGATCTTGGTGTAGATTTTAATTATGTTATACTTGACGATGACACAGACATGTTACTAGAACAAAAAAGTAAATACATAAACGTTGATGGTATACTAGGTCTTACTGCTGCTAACGCTACTATGGCAATCAAAATACTAAACGAAAGCAACAAAAATCTTTTGAAAATTTAACACTTTAAGTTGTCATGTAACCACTAATTGTTATATATTTATATAACACTAAAACATAATAACATGGCCTTACTATTTCCCGATACTCCACAATTTATGCCTCACTATACACCAATACAAATGGTTCGGCAAGGCATCTTTGGTGGCAATTATTTTAATCCACTACTCGATGATATTATACCAGGTTCATGGCAAGATTACGTTCCTGGTGAATTCTTAGATGAATTTCAAGACACATCAGGCAAAGATAACTGGTCAAGCATTCGATCTGCTTCATATGTAAAGTCTACCAATCTTCACGGTGTACTTAGTGGCAGTAGTTACTCAGATTGGCTCAATGCTGGTTGGCTACGAAATCAAGACCCATACGGTTGGTTTAACTGGTATATCAACTTTTATTACGGTCGGCGTTCTATTGATGATGCAAGACAAATTCGCCGATGGCAAGCATTTGGTATTAGGCACGGCGGTATGCTAAAGCGTTACCCTAATAGCAAAAAAACAAGGCAAAACTTATTACATTTTGCTATTGATTATTCATTAATTATAAAAAGCACACAATCATGAGTCTTTATAAAAAACTAGAAGAACAAAAATACACTGTCGATATAAAACACAATACTGATACTGGAAACATTAACATGCTATTCTGGTCTGATTGTGGTAAGCATGGTACACACGAAATACTTGACGAACATGAGTTGACAACTAAAGAATTACTAGACATACTACAATCGAATGAGAATTCACAATTGATAGCATTCGAAAAAAGACAACTGTCACAAAATAAAAATGACAGAAAGGTATTGTACTATGCAGCTGCTGTCTTTATTGCCTCAGCAGTCTTAACTTTCTTTTGAAAATTTATGCAAAGCAACAATTTTCTTTTGAAAATTTAACAATTTAAGTTGTCATGTAACCACTAATTGTTATATATTTATATAACACCAAAAGTTTTGGTTAATTACATCTTTGATGCAAAACAATAAAACATACCAATTATGGAACAAGTTAAAATTGCAGTTACAATAGTTGCTATTATAGTAACGGGGTTCTTTTTAGTTCAGACTTATATAATAGGGCAAAAGTTAAAGCGTGCTAAACAAGTCGACGATCGATACATAAAATTGATGGAATTCAGAAAAACACTCGAGACAAAAGACAAGCAACTTTTCATAAAGCTACCAACTTTTGCAGAAATGTTAAACAGCAATAAGCCACTAACTATAGAGGCTTGGTCTAAATAAATATAAAATTATGAGCTACAGCATACATTATGTAACAGGTAAAAAGGAAACAGTAGATGATAGAACAGAAGCAGTTTGGAACCTTGGTGCCAAATATGGGGGTGTTGTTTACAATCACGCACTCAACATGGGACACATAAAGTTTGAAGATGACCATGCAACAGTTAATGATGCTAAAATTGCAACAGGTAGTAGCTACACAGCATTCGATAGTGGCAGCAAACAATAACACAACATTGTTATATTTTTTTAATACCAAAAAAACATAAAATAATAATATGCTTACACTAACTATTGATGGTAACTACTTTGCTCAAAGATTAAGAACTGCTATAGACCTAACATTTATCGATGATCCAGAAGCAGATAAGAAAATCTTGTTTACAGAAGCAGCAAAATCAATGGCTGCTGAAATCAGATCACTAGGTGGACTTATTAGCCATGTCGTTGTAGCAAGAGACTGGTCTTCTTGGAGAAAAGACATTACACCTGTTTATCCTATAGAGTCACAAAAAGAAGATGGCACCAAAGAAGTATACAAAGCAAATAGAGGAGGTGACAAGTCTTATGATGTAGGTGCATTCTATGCAGCATATGATGAATTTTGTGATCGATGCGAAAAGACATTAGGTATACCAGTTATAAAAGCACCAAAGGCTGAAGCAGATGATGGTGTTTATATTGTTAGTCTAATCTTAGGTAAAATGGGGCAGCAATGTCTAGCATGGTCTTCTGATGGTGACTACATACAATTAGTGTCTGACAGTTGTCACTTAATGAAGTTTCCACAAAGAAAGCTTTGCATACTTAAAGGTGGTAAGGCAACAGCAGTTAACCCGATTAAAACTTTAGATGATGTCTTTGGCGGTAAAGCACCTGATAGATTTAAGGCTGTTTTAGAATCATATGACAAAAACCTTGTTGCAAGAGTTAATCCAATGAAGTCACTATTCTTTAAAATAGTACATGGTGATCCAAAAGATAACGTGCCTGAACTATTCATGTGGTTGTCATCAACAGGTAAAAGAAAGTATAGACCATCAGATAAGCAAATAACAAAGGCTTGGTTGCAACTAGGTTATGATTACACCGATATTACTGAAGACATGATTTATAATAAAAAGCTTATTTTTGAATTTATAACCGCCCTGTTGCAAGTAACAAAACAGACTAGAGACCTTGATCATTGCTGGAAAGTTTATACTGCAAGTTTAAAGTTAAAACATCTTAGCATTAAGCAAATACCAAAAGAAATTAGCCAGTCGCTCGTCCGGGCATGGAATGATAAAAAGCACATAAAGGCTGACATCAGTAAATGTACAAATTATCAAAAAATATTAGAAGCTATTAATGAAGTTGAAGCAGGTAGTTACTTTGCTGGCTTTGACCTAACAGAAAAAACATGAAAACAGATAAACTAAAAGTCTACATAGCAAGTCCATACACAATTGGAGATGTAGCAGTAAATGTTCGGGTTCAACTGGACACCGCTGATGAACTTATGGACATGGGTTTAGTACCGTTTGCACCGCTAATGTCTCATTTCCAACACCTTGTGCACCCTCGACCGTACGAAGACTGGATTGATGTTGACCTTGAATGGGTTAAATCTTGCGATATACTATTAAGACTTGAAGGTAAATCTGATGGTGCTGACAATGAAGTCTACGTTGCGAATAGTCTAAAGTTACATGTTGTATATGGCATGGCAGAACTAAAGAGGCAAATTAATGCGGGTCTACTAACAAGACTTAGTGAATACTACATACATTACCCATAAAGAGGATAAACACAAGAACTAAACACAAGAACTAAACACAAGAACTAACATGGCTAACGAATTAGCAAATCACAATTATCAAGCAATAGACGCAACTGTCATTGCTGACAGTAAAAATGAACAGACTGGAGACAGAATAACAAGTTTTGTACTTACTTTGCCTCGAATAGTACTGGCAGAATTTAATACACATAGGGCCTTGTCAAGAAACAGCGCCAGCTCTAGAGCAATACCAATTAAGACCATGTTGGAAATTGTTAGAGCTACACCATTCGTGCCGATTCGCTGGCAAAAAGAGCACAAAGGCATGCAAGGCACCGAATATCACAGCGAGACTGACTCTGAAATGCTAGCAGAAAAATGGCTATTGGCAAGAACTGCAGCAGCATTACATGCTGAGCAACTAAGTGCATACCCAAATGGTGGTGTGACAAAGCAATTATGCAATAGACTACTTGAACCTTTCCTTTGGCACACAGTCATTGCAACTGGTACTGAATTAGAAAACTTTTTCGCATTACGTGCACACCCTGCTGCAGAAATACACATAGCAAAGCTTGCTGAAATGGCACTGGATGCACTTAATGCCAGTACACCGAAGATGTTAATGGCTGGTCAATGGCATATACCGTTTGGCAACAATTTAGATACTGGAAGACTAAAGACAATAATGTTTAAGCTTTATGATGCACCAGACGTTTCGGTATTAGTTAAGGATGCAATGGTTAAAATTGCAACAGCAAGATGTGCCAGAGTTAGCTATCTAAATTTCGAAGGTAAAGATGATTACTATGCAGACCTTAAGCTTTACGATATGTTAGCTGAAATGGGACACTGGTCGCCGTTTGAACATTGTGCCACTGCAATGACAAAAGGAGGTCAGTCTGGTAACTTTAACGGTTTTGTTCAACATCGAAAAACTTTTATCAAAGAAAACAAAACTGACAGCAGAGTAATAGCAAAATAGACTTACTGGCAAGTTTTTTATACATTTTTATAACAAACTTGCCTATTTACTTCTTTAAGTGGTCTATTTTTTATATATTTATATAACACCAAAAGATATTGGTTAATTGCACATTTTGTGCAGAACAATTAAAAGTCACAGTAATGAAGCTCGAAAACATACAATTTTTAAACAAAGGCGCCAGTATGATGGCAATCATAAGTACGAGGTCAGTCATCAATGAAGATGCAATCGTTACAGGAACCAAAAACGTAATGCTACTTAAGATGCTAGTCGAAAAAAGTCCACAGCCAGTAGAATTTACAACTATAGCTAATGAAATTTGGCAATCTGATGCAGGATGGAAAACACAAAGATCAATTGATCAATGTTTGCATAGCATTAAGAAGGCAGTAATGCCTTTTGGTCTAGAATTAAAAAGAGAAAGAGGCAAATCGATTGCCATAATTGAAACAGAAATAAACATAAACGAAAATGATTAATCTAAAACACTATATAGTACTTGCATTGTTATATTGCGTAATGCCTGTTGCATCAATAACAGCATCTGCAATGAACGAAGACACTGTTCCAGTGGTTATCAACAATGACATCATCGAAGTTGACAATATGAGTAATTATCGCATTGAACAAAAACGGGCATACGGGGAAACGTTTTTTGTATTGGTTGACGGCAGTGGCAAACCTATCCAGTTCATACAGCGATAATGACAGAACAGCAAGATATAATAAGTTCTATTGGTCTTTTTCCTTTCTATGCTGCGTTCTTTTGTACTGACGGCATATGGGAAAGACTAACTGACAAAGTCAAACTAGGTCATGCATTCATGATAATGCAACTATTGGCAATAAAGTACCCTGAATACGTGCAGGTACTTAACAGGAGTCACAATGTTCATGTTATTGATGCTTTACATAATGCATTCAAGCATAACGGTAGGCAACCAGGCTGGTCGTATACTAAAGTAGTACACAATAAGACAGCTACGGAAACTGGTAAATATCCAAAATGGCTAATAGATCAATTTATGAAAAGCAACGGTTTAGAACAAAAAAGCTTTGATTTTTTGGTGCAAATAGAACCAGAACTGATTATACCATTACTAGATGAAGAGATGGTTAAGATTAACATGGCAGTTAAACCTAAAAAGAAATAGGAAAAAAGCGTTAAGCCTATGACGTAGTGGTTATTCAAGGAACAGAAACAGGAAAGGTAATTACTTTCAGGACGTACAGAAACGTTTAATGACTAAATAAAAATATATTGCCCGTACAAGTTGATGTTAAAGGGTTCATCGAAACTTATTTGGTTCAGTATATTGGCTACACTCAACAGGCTGTAAAATGGGTGTAGCTTTTTTTTAATAACAAGCCCTAAAAGCAACAATAACATTAACAAACAACTCATTAATTATATACGTTGCTGTACACTTTAAAAATTATGATGCACTCAGATAAAATAGGTAACGAAGTATATGTTTATAGAAATGGCATATTGATTTACAAAAAATGGCTTAAAGAAAATAATTCCGTAATATTTAACAACCCTCCAAATTGGAAAAATGACCAAACGATAACTATTTAATAATTTTTTATTGCCTACAACGCATTGGGTATGGTTAGTGCGGAATTAATAACTAAAATTTTAAATATGAACGTAATTGAAAAAACAAGAAATGAGATAAAGGCTTATGTAAGGTCTTTAAATACTCCTGAAAACACAGTCTATCAAGAAAACGAATTACTTATTCTTTCTTGTTTTTCTAAAGCACAGGAAATTTTTGAGAAAAACGAAAAGTTAGCATTAACTATACCCGTTGTCGTAGGGCACAGCGAACAGTTACCTAAGAGTTTAAGTAATAAGGCTTATAAGTGTGCTAATAAAATGACCTACGAAGGATTTGTTGAATGGTGGGATTTGCACTCTTAGTTAATTGCCTACAACGAATTGCATAAGGTTAAGCGATAGCGACCCGCAGGGTTAACTTTATACGGTGTTATTATTAGTGCGGGTTAATTAACTATAAATTTATAAATAAGATGAAGATAAGAAAGCCACAAGCAATTAAACCCCTAATAGGATTAATACCTAAATCGATTAGACAAAGAGAAAGACTTAATGAGATAAGAGAAGCGATAGTAAGATACTATGATGCTGAAATGGAAATACCAATTAAATGGGTTGAAGAATACAATGAACTTATTAAATTAACGAAAGTCTAGCATTAATTATAACGAAATGTATAAGGTTGAGCCATAGCAAAAAGTCAAACTGTTGCACATATTGCAAAAAATGCAAACATTTGTACAGTTTGTTGCTAATTATGTAAAGAATTGCGTCTTGTAATACATAATATGTAAATACAAACATACATTAAATGCAAGATAAGCGCACTAAAGACAATCTACTTATTAATTTTTTTAACACTAACCCACAAAGCATAAAAGAGTCTAGAAGTTCAATTGCCCGGACACTAGGAATAAACAGAGGCACAGTTGCGAATTTTATAGAACGATCATTTAGCGAAGAGCAAATAGAGGCAATGTTGCGCGGTACACCGCCAAATTTAATCATAAAACCAAAAAGTACAACGACAACTAGCGAATACAGTGATTTAGATAAACTCGACGATCCAAAAACATTCGATGAGTATTGTGAATTTTATCACATACCAACAAATAGTATAACAAGCGCTAAATTTGTAAATCATCACGGGCAAGAAGCATGGAACGTTGTATGTGACTTTACTCAAATCACCGAATTAGAATTAGATGAATACTTTGAAAGACTAAAAACAAGTCTTGCTGTACAAATTCCAGCAGTTACTATACCGGAAATCGATAGGTCAGAAGACCTCATTGGTTATCATATGTATTACGCAGACAAGCACGTTGGTGCCAAAACGAGAGACAACAGCATATATAAAAACGACTGGGATGCCAACAAGCTACGTTCTAGACTAATGAAATCATTAGAAGACTTAAAGCATACAGTTGCATATTTTGGCACGCTCGACAAAATACTTATATGTGACCTTGGTGATCCTGTTGATGGTTGGGACGGTAAAACAACAAGAAAAAGTGCACATTCACTACCACAAAACATGGATAACAGGGAAACCTTTGACAACTATGTTGTAACAATGATTGAATGGTTTGACACAATAATCGCACTTGGCTATACAGATGAGTATGAATTCATATGTACTTCAAACGACAATCATGGTGGTGCATTTAGTTATATTGTCAACAGAACAGTTGAAATTTGGCTCAACACTAAATACCCACAAATTAAGACAACTATCAGTACTAAATTTGTAGAGCCTTACATTTATGGTGTACATGCATTCCTATTAACTCACGGTAAAGACGAGGAAGATATGAAATCAGGCCTGCCACTAAATTTAGACCAAAAAACAGAATCATGGTTTGATGACTACTTAATTAATAACAAACTACTAGAGTACGAATGTCATGTTATCAAAGGTGACCTACATCAAGAGGCACTTAACTACGGTAAACGTTTTCGTTACAGAAATGTACTTAGTCTTTATGGTTCTTCTGCTTGGATGATGACAAACTTTGGTTCAGGACAAGCAGGTCTTAGTAATGAACTTGTATGGAAAAATCGTGCTAAGGTTATGCCTAGCCTAGTTAAATTAAATTAGCGTAATGAAAATATGAAATCTTTAATGAGGCACACGCTTGCAAGAATACTCAGCAACCCTACAGTAGGAAAGGATGGTAACTCTTAACACTTTTGAATACATAAATAAAATACGTACTAATTTTTAGAATATGAAAACATTAAAACAACACATAACCGAAAGCTTTCATGTATCAGAGGCTGCTAATTTTATTGCAACCACAACATTAAAGCCTGGCGATAACTTGTCTAAATTTAAGGATGCACTACAGACTGATGATGGTTCAATAGGCAGTAGAGGCTTAAACAGTAAAGTGCTTAAGCAAGTCGAAAAAGAAATGGACAATAAAAATTCCAACATAGAAAAAATTGAGATTAGTGACAGTGGATACTTTTATATTTATACGGTTGACGATGGAATTTTTGACCCAGCCAATATGGAAGTACATAGTGAATGGATTGTTGGTGAACCTAGAACGCAAGAACGATTAGCGCAAGACATTGTAAAGAAATGGGCTTTTGACTTACGAGACGGTACAGCTATTAGCTGGGTATCAAATTCAAACTGGAACTATCATGAAAAGTCACGTTCAGAACAAACAGGAATTAATAAATTTGACTTACTAGTTAATGGTAAAGTAATTGGTAATGGTAAAGATGCAAATGCAATATTGTCTGTTATCAAGTCAAATATTAGATTGTTTAAAGACTTAAAGTAAAGAATCAAGTAGGGCACAAAAAGAGGCGACTTTTTATCTAAAGTTGCCTCTTTTTGTGCAGTGATATATATTACATAAACAACGACTATGGCATTGTATCAAACAACAACAGATTGCACACGAATTTTATATTTTGAATCCGTGTTGACGTGTGACACAATAGCCATATCTGATGACATGTCAGGTTTTGCACCAACAGTACTACTTTGGTCTTACAGTTTAGATCAGTCAACCTGGTCTGAATGGACTACAGCAGAAGACAGTTTGGCAGAAGCAGCAGGCGATGTTGGTTGGGGTTCAGTTGATGTATTTTTACGAGTTCAGGTTACAACAGTAAAGATTGCTTCTGATACAGGCTTTGCTAATTATCAAATAAACTCAATTGAGTTTGACTCAGTCAGCGTTGGGGTTAGAAATATAGAAATTGTTTCATCGACAGTACTAATTAACACAAGAAAAAAAGGCCTACTTAATCCATATAGGAACGTTGACCCACAAAGGGTGTTGTTCAATAAGATGTCAAGGTCAGTATCTGATATTTTTGGCTTTATTTGCATTTATTTTAGAGTTGAACCAGACGAGTCAACATCTGACATTACGTTTAAGTCATACAGGCTGTCAGACGTTGCAGATTTTAAGTCACTACAAGTTGTTATTAATGAAAACGAACTTCCTGGTAACAGAATGGTTTACTCTGAGCTTGACATTGACTTCCAGGACGAATTAGAAATTCACATAGTAAAAGAAGTCTGGCAAGAAGTGTTTGGTACAAGTCAACCTGACGCTAATGACTTTTTGTACTTACCGCTAACAAATAGAATGTACGAAGTTAACACGGCCAGTAGCGGTGATACATTTATGAACGTTTCCCCATTTTGGAAAGCATATCTAGTTCGATACGAAAACCGTGCAAGTGTTAACAAAGATGATGATGCATTCGCTAAGCTTAGCGAATATGCAGATTTTGCTCATGATTTTGAATCAGAAAAGCAAGAAGAAGAGTTGTTTGATGCAGTTAAGCCATTTGCTAAAGTTAAGCTGGATGATCGTGACCTTGCTGTTGCCACTGGCGGTATTAGTGTTGGTGACCTTGATACGATAAGATATTCTTACAATTGGAACAAGGTTGCGATAGACACTGCTGCGTTTAACTATCCTTTTGTTGCGACTGCAAATCAAGTGTCCCTAATTGCCTGGTTTAAGCCAACTGTAGAAGGTCAGGTCATGGCACAACTTGGAGAGTTGTCACTAAGATGGTCAAATTCTGGACCAAGTGTTATGATGAAAAATGAACTGTTAATTGTTGCCAGTAGCATAGTACCAAACACTACACTAGAGCTTGGCTCTTTTTACGGGCTAGTTATGAATTGGCAGGCACTAGCCGAAACAAAAATAGTTACACTAACTGTATTTGACACTAACCTAGATAAACTTTTCGAAGTAAGTGATACTAATGCAATTGAAATAGAAAGACCAACGAGTCTTGACATTATGGGTCAGTTACAATGTGCAAACATTAGAGTAGGGAAGCAGTTTATTGCACCTAGTGCAATGATTGCTGAATTGTCTACCCTATTGCCTAGCTCTTCTGCCTACTATGTTTTAGATAACGCAATACCAACATTGTCAGAACCAACCACTGACGTAAACTAAATAATTATAAAAATATGGCTAAGGACACAAGAAACCCAGGTGATGATATGTTCCAGCAAATGGAAGACGTATTAGGCACTGGTGGTGACATGAAACAATATGAAAAGTATGAAACTTTTGATGTTGAAACTAAAATTACTGAACTAGAAGAAAAAGCTAAGGCTCTTATTGTTCAAATTTGTAACGTATACATTAAGGTTACTGATGATGCTGATAGTGAATACATATCGTCTATTAGTCATGCAGAAAAAACAAACCTTGTTGTACTAATGAAGCAAGTAAAATATTCAGAGCATATTATTGACAGTCTAATGAGGCAGTTAGATGCTGGAGGCTACATGGACCCCAGCATTTACGAAACAATTAGGGAAATGCAAAAATCAACAATAAGCATAACTCTAGAAATATCAAGATACATTAGAACCCTGCCTGAATATTTCAAGTTTATCAAAAAAGAAATATCACTGTCAAAGGCTGATGACCTACATGAAATTGAAATTCAAGAAGGAAGGAGCAGGCAAGACAGTACTAGGAAAATAGGGCAGGCAGCAAACGAAGAAGAGTTTACAACATCAATGCCTGTTCGAGGTACTAGAGAATTAATGTTGCATATTGCTGATAGTTCAAAGTCACTAGACAATGCAATTAAAAATGCTGACACTGTTGTAGCAACACCAATTAGTGTTGACGACATAGATGATGAAGATGAAGATGAAGATGACACCATAAGTGATGAAGACAAGCCATATGAAGAGTCATTAGAAGACTTTGACATTGAAGAGTCCAAAGACGATGACGAGTAAGACTCTTAAACGTCTTTTTTCTTTAAAGATATATATACTATAAAGCCACATGTATGTCAACTTTTTCATTAAATAAAACAAATCCTCGTCTTAGCGGTAACATAAAAATAGTTATCGACTCTAAGTCTAAGATGTTTATAGAGTCAATAAACTCAAGTGAATACTTGTCCAGATCATTGTTTAAAGGCTTTGAATGGAACAATCAGCTTGCCTATGGCACAAACGTTAGAAATTGGTGTAGTCAATTTACAGACATTAACATATTGTATGATGTTGTTGATGAGTCACAATTTAACCCGAACGATAGTTTTGCATTGCAATACCAGCAAATATATAATTGGGGTTGCTATTCAGAAGAGTCTCAACTGGTTGATGAAAATATGCGATTCCTTGCACCTATTCATGTTGGACAAGACAGTGAAGCATGGCCTGACCTGTTTGTTGTCTTTCGTGTGCCTGAAACTCAATTCCTTGCATATGATCAAGACTCTCCAGTATCACACTGGATAAATGAAGGCACACTTGTTCATGTTCAAAACCTAGACATCATAAAAAAGTCTGTATTTAGTCAGCTTGAACCGACAACAATAGACGCTCAATTTGATCAAGGTATTGGTACTGTTGGATTAAATGTTAAGACTGGTCAATGGAACAGGGCTGAAGAGGACACAATAGAACAACTACTTAGAAACGAAACAACAATAACTGAATTTGACAATTGGATTACGAATAGTTTTAAAAGACAAGGTCTTTTGTATTCATCGATAGCAAATTTAGAGTTTGCATTTACAGACTCGACAGCAGACAACAAATTTGCAAGATACGTTGGTTTTTATGTTAAACAAAACGATGTTGATTTTGAAACATTACGTGAATATCAAGGTTCTGGTGCTATTAGACTTATCCAAACTGAAACAGGCATAGACAAGTTTAGTCAACTTGATGAAGAGTCAACATATTATGAACAATCTTTTAGTCGTTATGCTAACAGCTTTGGTGCACAAAAGCCTGCACTGTTAGAATTTAAGTTTAGACTTAGACCTGCACTGGGTCAGGAGTTTAAAATATTACTGCAAGACCAAGTTGAATATAGTGTGTTGTTCACAGCTAACAATATAGGTCGTAATGCACAAGAAACAACAGCACTATTAATAAATGACATTAACAATAATTACAAAGGTCAGCAGTCAACAGTTACTGCACAAATGGTTAATGGTTGGATCAGACTAGAGTCAGGTTCAAGACTAGGTAGATTTAACCAGTTAAGCATTGATGTACCCAATGCATTTATTGTACGAAAACCAGCATATGACAAGACTTCATGGGCCAACAACTTTATTGGTGGTAGTCTTGCAACAGTTGTACTAAATGAATTTATAAACCCAGAAGTGTACCCTGTCCTTATGTACCTTAACAGCGCAGGTGAAAAGAAAAAGAGTAAAATTGTTCAGGTTTCGAATTGGAAGGGTGACTGGTTATACAAACTTGATGAGGATTGTGATCACACAGTTGAGCCAGATCATATTTGGTTTGTTAAAGAGCTTAGAAGCCAGCCTATACTGGGTTCAATACAAGAGCATAGAGCCCTAGATTTTGACCAAACAGCATCAGATCATAGCGAAGTACTAGACTTTGACCTTGACATGTATAGAGACTGGTTGCTAGACAAACTTGCATCACCAGATCATATTGGTGATGCAGTAAATTGGGCAGGTGCCAGTTCTGAAAGTGCACTAACAGCAACAGAACTTGCTGACTATAAAGAAGTCGTTAGGTCAAAATTGCTTTAATAGTATTTCAATTAACGAAGAGTTCCTATATGACAGCGTAGACCTACTAACTTTACAGTCTAGAACGATTGATAATGAGTATAAAAGACTACAAGAAGTAGACAACCGGGCACTCTCAAAGAGCAACAGATTATTTCAATATGTAAACAAGTGGCAATACAATATGGGTCAAGATGCATACATGAGACCTTATAGACTTAATGTGTCATTACCGTTTAGATATGATGGCTTTATACCTGCGCACAGCCAAAATGACCGAGATATTAGTGGCCATACACATGCTTGGTTTGTACTAGGTGAAGGTCTACCACAATACATTGAACAAAATGACAAATGGGGTCCAGCCTTGTTGTCATACACTAAAATGCCAATTGGTACTGCAGAATTGATCGGTACTGACAGTGATGCATATGAACAACTAAAGTATGAAACAGTTCGGGCTACATACGAAGGTTGGTCTGATATTAAGTATGATCCAATACAAGAAGCCTGCTATGCATTTTTTAGAGGTGTACTGTATCGATTCGAAGACATAACTCTTGGTGATTATAGATTTAGTGTCATACTGAAAACAAGTGAACCAATACTTGATGACGTTTTTACTACCGAGTTTATACAAAACGACCAGTTTAAAACATTAACGTTGGTTGTTAATTTCTACATTCCTGATCCAATACTTACTTCCTTAGAAACAGGAAACGAAAATTACGTATTGGACCGTTCACTACTTTACTTTAGCAATGAAATATTAAAAACTTCTGACAACAGCATAGACTTTGACACTGATGATATAAGTCTAAGACTATACGATAGGACAACAGCAAAGGTGTACCTAGGTGGTGTAGTAACGCAAGACTGGTACTATAACAGTAACATAGGTAATATTATTTATGTTGCTAGAGGTGACCGCAGCAGATTTAGTACACTGTTTACAGACTTGTTTAGAATTGGTGACGACTTTACAATAAATTACACAATGTCTACTGATGACAACAATCCATTTTATGGTATGACTATTACATTTCAAGATATGGTTGAAGTCACAGATGACTATTTTTGGTGTAAGCATATAGTCGTTAAGTCTAACTTATCAATTGACCCTGATGGTGTTAATGACTTGAACATTGCAGATAACGTTGTACAATCAGTAACAGAGCAAAACGTACTGACTGAATTTTTACAAAATCCTTTACTGTTTACACAAAACAATACGATATACATTTCAAGGGCTATTGCTTATGAAAACGCAATATACGATAAAATAGTAAACGCTAGGGCAAACAACGCCCGATACAAAGAATTAAGTCTTGCCAACTTTCGAAACTATATTAGTAACACTGCAATTGCTAGGCGTGGTGGCGATGGCAACTTCTTAAAATTCAACATTTTACCGCCAACAGAAATGCAAATATTGGTAAAGTTACAGGCTGAAAGTGGTCAACTGGGACTTTTGCAAAATCCATATTGGTTTCCTATTAGCAGACATTCTGGTCAGTTTAAGCCAATAACAAAATTGATACTAAAGGCAAAAGACAGTGAACAGTTTAGTTCTGTTTTCCCTACAGAATTAATAGACACTGCTAGTTATAGACTTAATATTTCTAAAAACGTGACAGGTGACCGTTTTAGAACTGAAAAGTACAATGAGTTTATCCCTAGTACAACTAGGCAAGATCATTGGTCGTACATTAGCGCAATTACTGGTCAGTTAATATCTAGAAAGTCATTGCCTTGGCTAGTATACCCATCAGAACATAAAGGTTTTGCTAGTCTTGTTTTTAATTCACAAGAGGTGATTACTGTAACTTCAGCAGTTCAGACTGTAATTAGCTTAGATGTATTGCTAAAGTCAAGAGTTTATTCATGGCTCAGTCTTAACACATTAGCACTAACACAAAATCAAAAGTTTGACCTGCTTAACTTGTATTACGATGTAACACCAGAAACAGTAGACAACTATGATACAAACTCATTAATTGTTCGTGGCTTTTTAGAAAGCACATTTGGTAAAGTTTACAGAATTGATAGTATCAGTACGAACACCGGCGTGATTGTTCAATTTAATAAGGATAGTCTAATGCTTACTATGATTGACATACCAGTCGACGCAACTTCACTTATAATTAAATTCATAAGATAACTATATGGGATTTTTATCAAACTCTAGATTTGGCAAACTGCTAAGTTCAGTCAAAAAAGGACTCGAGCGGTTAACTAACAAGTATTCTTACGATTTTTGGGATGACATTCAAAATAATGAGATTGCAAAGTCGACAAGGCCAGAAAAAGAGGCTGTTGCATGGTACAGGTCGCAATACATGAACAATCCAGATAGACAACTAAAGCGTCGTATTATGATGCCTGGCACACTTTGTATTTTTGATTATGATAACCCAAAATACAAAGACGTATTAGACTTTTATGACACTCAACCGTTAGTGCTTTGCTTAACACCTTTTATGACAAAAGATGAAAAGGTTAGAGTACTGGGCATAAATTTACACTTATTGCCACCAAGGATTCGTAAGTTGGTCTTGTATCAAGCATTTTACCTTTACAAGGCTGAATATACTGCAAAACTTGCTAATAATAAGAACTCAGACAGAATGCAAGTTAACATAAACTGGCGAAGTATCAAGCGTCAACTAGAACAGTACGGAGCTGGTTTCGCAATTAGAATGTATCTGCCGAGCTTGCAAAAAAATGTTATTGAATTTACGCAAGAGGACTGGGCAAAGGCAGTGTATATTCCAAGCAAAGGCTACGCGAAAATTGGGCCTGCAAAACTTGAACAAAAATGGCGTGAGTTCGTGAAACAGCAAGGCCGAAAGGTTAAAACAGCCGGAGACGGTCACACCTCATCAGTATAAATTATGGAATTCACACAAGACTCAATTTTAGAAAAATATTGTACTATTGGTCAAACATCAAATGTTGACAATACAAACAAGGCTTGTGTCTATTTAACTGTTAACACTATTACTAATAAAATATACGTTGGTGTTAGTTCTAAGATATCTAACGTTGTAGATGGTTCATATAAAGGCTCAGGTTTGCATTTACGTCGATCTATTGAAAAACATGGGTGGGGTGCTTTTGATTCTATAATATTGCTTTCATTTAGCAACATAAACCATGCATATGTAATAGAAAAAAGAATAGTAAGCCAAGCATTCGTGGAATCAAAAGCAACATACAATTTAAAATGTGGTGGTTCTGGTGGTTGGTCTTGGTCTAAAGAAATAAAAGAAAAGGCAAGTGCAAAATCAATAAAAACGGCAAAAAAGAATAGAGCATTAGGTTTACATAAAATTCCAGCATTTTCTATTATTGGTTCAATAGCTAATACAGAATTCAAAAAGACACAAAAAAAGGCACACAATACGCAAAAGGCAAAAAGAAATCATGCTAAAGCTGCAGCTAAAAATTGGGAATCTTTAGAATATCGATCTAAAATACCAAAGAGAACAAAAGGTTTTACTGTTTTGTATAAAGACAATGTGTATATGCATGTCTATGATGATGCACAAATCACAGCAAAATTAAAAGACGGTTGGCTTAAAAGAGGACCTAAGCATACACAAGATACGAAACTAAAAATTGCAAAATCAACCAAGACTGCAATGACATCGTTTTTCGAAAACCCAAAAAATAATGCTAGATGGTCAAATATTAGAACAAAAATGTGGTCTGATGAAGAAACAAGAAAATCTATTGTCAATAAGCGAAAAGATGCTGCAATAATCAGAAAAATATACAGATTGCAATTATTAGACAAAAGTAAAATAAGCGAAAACATAATTTTATGTAACGAGTCAATTAGACTTTTATGCAAATCTGGTTTTCATTTAAAGTTTAGTAAAATAAATGCATCGAATATAGCAAGGCATATTTTACTTAACTATTCTGAGTTAGACTTAAATGTTGTTATTAATAATGAAATAAAAGAATTTGTCATATTATGCAAATATATTTGGTTATCTTGTAACGATATGCAATGTACACAACCAATTAATTTTTATGATAGAATAAGCAACTTACAACTTACAAATTAACATATTTTACAAATCCCTATTTTTCATATAGGTATACATATTACAAATAAAAATTAGACTAGATCAATGGCTAAAAAATCTACTGTTTCGACAATGCAAGTTCCAGGTATTACTAACTACGCTAAGCTAAGAAACGCAAACACGAAAGCAACACAAATACATAGGTTCAACCCATTTATGACTCAAATGTATGCAGAAAAAGCACACAAGCAAAGTGAAGCTGATAGTTTAGATGCAAGATATCTAGATGAAGATATATACAGTCAATTGCTATCTATGCAAAATACTGGTAGACACAGAAATGGTAAACGAACTACATACTATGGCTTAAATAGTAAATCAAAACGAGACCAACTTATTCGCTTAAGTGTACATGATGTTGTCGATGAAGTCCTAACTAAACTAACTGATGAAGTAGTAGTTGCTACTAAAATAAAGGACCCGATTGTCCTACAATTAGACACAACAAAATTTGACGCTCAAAAGTTAGATAAAGAATTTCAAAAACAACTACAAGAATACGCAATAGAGCAGTTTGGTCGAATAATGAAAATGTATGGTTTTGGTAACCAAGGCACACAATATTCACTTTGGAACCGAGTGTATCTTTTCTTAATCGAAGGTTCACAATCATACGAAATGGTTTGGGACGACTTAAACAATCCTAAAAAGATCATTGCAATTCACGAAATTGACCCTTTAGAACTTGAACAATTTTATGCAAAAGGTGTCAAGTATTGGAAACATCACAGGACTATGGGTCGAAAAAATGACTACATACTAATGTATGACTCTCAAATAATAAAAATTGACTGGTCAGATGCTTCACCAAACAACAGAGTTAGTTATTTAGAACACTTGCTAAAATCGTTTAATGATCTTAGAATCATGGACGAATCAACCCTCATTAGCACAGTAACAAACTCAGTTTTTCGTATGATTGTTAAGGTTCCGACTGCCGGTAAAGGTCGAATTGCTGCAGCCCAAACACTTGCTGAAACAAAGCACATGTATAATGATGATATACAATACGATGCTGAATCTGGAGAACTAAACATTAATGGTACAGCAAACCAAATGATGATGAAAACGTACTGGATGTCAGATGGTGATAGTGGTACGCCAGAAGTGCAAACTGTTGGAAATGATGGTGGTGTTCAAATAGACACAAATAAAAATGAGTACTTTTCCAGAAGATTTTACCAGGCAGCAAGAATGCCTTACAGTAGATTTGACTCTAACTCCTCAGACAGTTGGAATATGGACACAAGATCACAATTAAGAGAGGAAATTACGTTTGGTCGATTTGTGTCAAGAATTCAAGACATAGTACAAATGCTAATTCTTAAACCTTTGTATATGCAGCTTGCTGCAAGGTTCCCTGAAATTAAAGATGATGATTCTATACTAGACGCAATTAAAGTTCAATTTAATTCATATTCAGTTTTTGAAGAGTTAATGCAACTTGACGTACTAAAAGAAAAAGTTGAATCTATCGGTCGAATCAGAGAAGCATTTACATCTAGAACACCAGATGGTGAAGAACTTAAATATTGGTCAGATGAGTTCTTAATCAACGAGTACTTACCAGAAATGAACAAACAAAAACTCGATCTTAACGCTAAAATGGCGGCACAAGAAAGAGAAAACATGATGGAATATCAACTTAGACAATACTTAATGAAGACTAAGTATGATCCACAAACAAACTTTGACCCTGAAACCGGACTGCCTATTAGCGACCTAGCAAAAAGAATAGAAGATGAAATACAAGATAAGTCAGATATTGACAATGAATCTAGTCAACAGTCAACAGTAAAAGATGAAGTTGATGACGATCAAACCGAAGTTATTTCTTCTGATGAAGTTGATGGCGATGGCAAAGTCAAAGACAAAGACGGCAAGAAAGACAAAGATGAAGACTAAAATAGGAATATGAACACAATATACAAAATTGGTAACAAGACTATTAACTTTAGTGCTACCGAATACTTATCGACAGGAAAAGGCATTAGCAGAGCTAACATGCCTCAAGTTAACATGGATTCATTTGAGGCATCAATAGCAGAATTCAAAAAAAGAGTTCGAATTGTTGAATTGTTAGTGCCAGCAACAATGCTAAAATGCACACAAGATGAAATTAATATAGACAAACCCCTGACAAGAATAGCAAAAGGTGAAATTGCAGTTCCTGCTGAACAGTCAAATTTCATATGCTCTCGTGATTTTCATATTGCAGATGGTCATCATAGACATATTCACATATTAATGACAACCCCTGGTGCACTTGTTCGTTGTTACCTATTTGACATTAACATAGAGGACTTGCTTGCAATGCTTAAGGCTACACCAGCAATACTAGACGGTAGCCTAGATGTTAATGATAAGCCTGTATCTGAACAATTAAAAGACTTTATTGCAAACCACCACAGCCACCTAGATGAGACTTACGGTCAACAGGCACCTTCTGCAGTACCTGGAATAGGTGCAGTATCACACGGTACACCAGCAACCGCAACAAGTCCAGGTACAAAAGGTAGTGGTGACATAGCAGTTAGCAAAACAGATGATGATGATGATGAATTGGCATTAGCAACTGCAACTGCTGCCCAAATTGTTGATACGTCAAATAAAATTAATGAATTGCTAAGTGCATTTGGAGCCAAGATCGACATAGTTGATGGTCAAAAACAAATGTCAGTACAAAAAGACAAGCATGGCAACTGGTCTAACTGGAATCCAATGGTGTCTGAAGCATTAGATTATGACAATAGACTAAAAGCAATGGCTGCAAGACGATCTGACAGTCCACTAACAGAAGCAAAAATACCTAATAACAACAAGCCTTTAGACTTGCATTTTACTGCTGACCTTAAAAACCTACCAGAATTGGTATCTTGTCACAATAGACCCATAGAAAGAATGGCAGCACAGGTAGACACTGCATTTAGCTGCGAAACCCTAGAAGGTATTACGCATGGTAAAGCAGGCGATTTTATTATGAAATCAGTAAAAGACGAAATATACCCTGTTGATCAAGATGTTTTTTATGAAACATATACTAT